TCCTTAAAATATAGAAGTAGTATACATTAAAGAAACCATGCGTACAAATAAAGAAACCATTTGTTTTCTACAGGCAAAAGAAAACCCGCCGAAGCGGGTTGTCAATAATAACCTAAGTTATTGATTTCTATCAGCTTGAACCAGATGAACCATAGATACCTAATGAATCCGACCAACCGAAGCTGTAGCGTTCCCTGCTCTTATATCGAACGTTGCCTGTATCAAAATCCCCATCCATTGAGTTCTGTAATGGAGTACGAATGAAATGCTTCAATCCGTTGGGCACGTCCGTTGTTAAGAACCAAGCATTAGTGTCAGTCAAGAAGTGATTAATAGCATAACCTTCTGGAACAGCACCGTTGCTCTTAAGCGCGTTGATGTCATTGTCAGTTGTGCCAACACGTAATTCAGTTTCTAACAAACGAGTAGCAACGAATTGTAATGCAGGTGGTACAATCAACTTTTTAGGTTTAGCAGCGATTAAAAGACCACGTTCGTCAGTCCATGCAGCAATTTGAATCACAGCATTTTCTAATGAGGTTTCGTTTAAATCAGCAGCAGTAGAAGGTACGTTGCTGTTAGTGCCACCATTTACTAACGGGTGAGCGCTTGAAAACAATGGTTGACCGTCACCACCAGTAACAGCAGAACTAAAACCATTGTTAAGCACATTAGCTGCTTTAACTTGTTTAGTGTATGCCATTGCACGGGCTAATGCTTTAGTATAACGAGCAGACAAAGAGTCGTACAAGTTATCTTCAATAGCTTCCTCAGTTAATGAGAAGCCTAAAGCAATAGTTTCATGGTTGTATCGAGCAGTCCAAGCTTCTTGAGCATTGTCATATTGAAGAGCTTGACCTTCGTTTTTGACAGGGGCCGCTGAAAAACCAGACAGTTTTGTTTCTTCTTCAAAAGAACGTTCTGAAGATTCAGTTTCATAAATCTCTTTGTGTTCTTCACCATAACGAGCATACTCTAAACCGAACAATGCGTTCAGACCCGGTAATAACTCTTTTAATAGCTGGGCGCGTGAAATTGCCATGTGTTAATCTCCTAATTAAATGCCAGCTACGTTTGTATAACTATGGAAAGTGTTATTCCAAGTTACCAAAATTTCAGGGTAGCCCACAAAAGTAACTGCAGTACCTGATGCCAAAGTAATAGTGCTAGATACAGTTAAAGTTACACCATTTACGTTAGTAACAGTGATATAGTTACCAGCTAAAGAACCAGTACCAGATGGAGCAATTAATTGCATACCAGCTTGGATAGCAGTATTGGCAGCGGTCAGAGTTACAGTAGTACTTGAACCAGAAGTAGAAGCTGTAGCAGCAACAGTAACAGCAGTTTCAGGAACTAAACCAACAACACGTAAAGGAGCAGCAGCTACAACACGAGTGTTACCAGTACCATTAGTAACAACACCACCAGATACAGAAACAGCAGAATCACCAGTTAAAGTGTTGCCAGTATTACCATATAAAGGATATACGTTAGTGCCCATAAATTGTTGTGAAGCATAACCCACACCTGAAGAAGTATTAGCCAAGGCTGTTGCTTGTGAACCCATAACTACTTTAATAACTACACGTGGATCATCAACAACATAAGCAACAGCGTCTTGAGCAACAGTACCAGAAGGCCAGTATTGCGCACGGATACGTTGACCAGTGGCTGCTAAGGTATATTCACAACCTACGAAAATACCAATAACACCTGGAATTGGTGTAGTAGGCGCAGTAGCAGGTGTATAAGTATCTTGAATTGCAGTACCTACAGACAATTTAACAACGTCACCGAAGAAAATGTTTGCAGCATAACCAGTTGCTATCGGTACCATGCGAGTAGAACCCGCGTAAGGTAGGCCACCGATTTCATTAACTGGCTTTAGGCCGTAAGGGGCCGAAATAACAGGATAAGCCATTGTAAACTCCTAAAATTAATTAACCATTTCCGAAAGATACACTCGATTTGCGATCTTTAAATAAAGGCATACGAGCATCATTTTCTCTCATAAAGCTATTATCTACTGCTTCTGCCTGCTGATTAGTCATGTTGTTGTAGTATGTGCTACGTTGTTTCATAAATTCAGTAGGTATTTTGCAAAGTAATAACCCGCCAATCTCGATGTTGTCTTTAAAATGACCTTCACGAGAGGCTAGCAGTGTGTATTGTGGTTGCTCTTCAATCTTTACAGGTTCCCAACCTTCACGCAATGATTTAGAAATATTGCTAGGGTCGGCCTTGTTTAGCATTGCTACGCGAATCCATCTATATGTGTACCCAGCCTGTTTGTCGGGCTCAGGAAGTGCTTCTGGGGGCATCCACTGCTTAGGACGCTCTGTCAACGCTCTGGTTTCTGATGCACGAGTAATTTTGTTTATAGGGTTAGTAGTCATTATTTAATCTCCAATTTTAAAACTTCTTTTGCGTATACTTCAGGGCTTATGCCCAGTTTCTTTGCTATCTGGACTTGGCTCTGACTTAGTCTTATTTTATTGGAATTTGTGCTACGAGAACCGGGCGCAACTACTGTTGATGGTTTTGCTTTAGGTTCCCCAAAATACTCACTAAATCTTTTGCGCATTGTTTTGTCCAATGTGCTGTAATATTCATCTGATCCAGCAATCATGCCGTTATTAACGAGCTTATTATGTAGACCCAACGCAGCGGATGTCATCTCCTCATCTTCTCCAAACCACTTATTGCGTTCTTGCCACGCCGCATCTTTAGGGTTCACTTGAGGAGCGGGTTGCTGGTACTCTTCTCGACTTATTTGTACAGGAAACTGAGTCTCTTGTAAAGGTGTTTCTTTTAAATTATTAGCGCGAATCAATTTTAAGTTAGCAAACTGCAATTGTTCTTGTGCATTTATGACCCCTTCAGTATCTCCTGATTCATATGCCTCACGGTACATTCTTTTTGCAGCGGCCACTTCCATTTGAGCCGCTTGCTGTGATGTGGTTATATATTCTTTCTCACCTGTACTATATGCAGATCGTAACTTTTGATTTTCTTCATATAATCTTTTTGACAAAGCAATAGACTCTTGCTGTTCACGTAAAGCTTGTTCTTTTTCTCTGCGCTCATCGTGCCAAACTTTTTTAAGTTGTTTAAGCTTTTGCTTAACACTTTCATCATATTCTTCCAACTCATCATTATCTAAGTCTTCTACAATATGTTTAGGCATAGGTTGACGACCACGATCTTCTTCTGGCGTGTCATCTTCTATTTCAATTTCTATACCGTACGATTCGTTTTCTACTTCGTCTGGAAATTTATATTCATCATTAAATTGTGCTGACATGGACTGTTCCTTATTTACGTTTAATGCCACGAGGGTCTAAAACAACTGCTTCTGGAGTATCATCATTAATAAGACGAAACTCTTTACCATGTATATCTATTCGAGAGCCCGCATTAGGTCTAACAAGAATAAAGTCTCCTACTTTGCACCAAGGCCCACTTGGAAATCTTGAGCTATCTTTATAAGCATCAGGGCCTACCGCAACTACAAAAAGAACTGTTGCTAAGACCTCGTCATGCCTAACAGTCATATCAGCTTTAATAATGCCACTGCCATACTCTTTTTCGACATCTGGAACGGCACATAATATGTGGTATCCTGACGGTGTGGGTAATTGTGTTGCTTTCTCTTCAGCACTAGTTTCTAAATCAATCGCGCCAACTACCTGCGGATTGGAAGGGTTTGTGCCTACCAATATTTTTTGTACCGTTTTAGTCATCTGAGTTTTCCATTTTATTTTTAAGGTCTTTTACTATATCTCTAGCAAAGAGTAGACCTCGAACCTCTCCGCAGAGTCTTTTATACTCATCAAAGGTGTCTGGGCGACCCGATGTAATCGCCTCGTTTACATTTTGTATTTGCTCGTTTATTTGAAAAGTAATTACCTCAAACGCATCCATTATTCACCTTCTATTGGTTTATTTTGTTGACCACGATCTAGTGCATTTTGCATACCTTCATGAGCAAGACGAGTATCATGTTGGCGTTTTTGCTCAGTCAATTGAGCGGCTGTTTTTAAAGTGTTAACTTTTGTATCGATAGCAACTCTTTTATTTTCAGCTGTAAGTTTTGCCGCTTCTGTCAATGCCTGTACTTTTATTTTGCTGGCATCATTTGTTTTAGCCACTTCAAGTTTAGCCGCATTAGTTAAAGCCGTTACTCTAGTTTGTTCCGCAGCAGTTTGTTGGTGAGCTTGAATCCTTTCTCTTTCGACTTGAAGTTGCTGCATTTTTATTTGTGCATCAAGCTGATCTTTTTGAGCTTTTCGTTGTTGCTCTTGCTGTTTGAGGTGCAACTCTTGTTGTTGCATTTGAACAAGCGGGTCTTGAGCTTGCTGTTGCGCTTGTTGTTGAGCAGCTTCATCTTGATTCTTTTGCAATAACTGTTGAGCCGCTTGAGCTACCAATGGTGCTAATCTAGCTTCAACTTCGGGATTCATGTGTTGTTCTTCTCCAGACTCATCTTTTTGCGCAGGGAGATTGAATCCTAATTGCTGTTCGATTTGTATACGATATTCAAACCCTAAATGTTCAGCAATATGCGCTTGAGCCAATGCCGCTATTTGAGGAGCAGCAGGGTTGCTTTGAAGTAGTTGCTGTATTTTAGGGTCTTGCATCGCAGCCATGTGAACCGCAATATGAGCCTTATGATCTTGCGCTACAAACGCCTTAACAGGTTTCATAGCTAACATATTTTGATTTTCTGTAACAGGATCAGTTGGTTTTTGATCCTCATCCATAGGTATTAACTTATGCGCTTCTTTAACGCCCAACACATCTAACATCTGCCTATGTAATAACGGCATGTTATAAATTTGAGGAGCAGACTGAGCCAGTTGGAGAACCGCTTGGTACTGTACAATTTTTTGAGCCATTGTAGAGGCATTAGGGTCAGATACAGGTATAACTTCAACCATATCATAATCTGATTTTTTAGCCCTTCTGTTGCCCACTTCTGGATCATACTCATAATCTTCAGGAGTATATGCAGCAATAATGCCTTTAAGTAGCCCTAGTTCTTGTTTAAAGGCGTAATGAACTCTAGCCATGATAGCTGACATGGCTTTAGTATTTCTTTCAAGAATTGCAAGTGTAGTTCCTACAGGAGCTTGCCCTGACATATCGGATATTTGTAAGTCCGCCGCATTAGCAAACCGTCTACCCTCATCAATAATTTGACCTAACAAAGTCATTAATGTTTGGCTTGGTTCTTTATATGGTAAGGGCACAAAATTGTCCCTCATTGTGCCTGATGGAACATCTACATCTCGCCACTCACCGGGAGCGATTGGTGTATCATCGCCTTTTACTCTCATCCCTCTGGTTTTAAACCCCCCCGGTAAATTAGAGAGCGTGCCCGCGTCAACAAGTTGTCTAATGAGAGATGTGCCAGACTTAGCGAAAGCACCGACAAGATGGATAAGCCCAAAACAGTAAAACCCAAAACCAGGAACGTAGCCATAATGCACAAAATGCTGCCGCTTTTTATATAACTTATCATCTTGCTCCCAATTTCGCCTAATAGAAAGAATGGTGCTTGTTCCTTTTTCAATGGTAACAACATAGGGTAGGGCAATTCCTGTAAATTCACCGTCTTCTTCATGTTCAAATCCTGGCAGGTCTAAGTCAACGTGCATTTCTAAAATCTTATACCGATCATCAGAGGTTGCTCTAAAACCCATCTTTTCAGCAATTTTCTTTTCAACATCATCCAATGTGTTGCTCGGTTCACCAAGATCAACATCACTGTAAAAACCTGCGACTTGTAGTCTACGTAACTCATTTTCTGTTTTACGCATCACATGTGTTACGCGTTCTGCTTGTTCTAAATTCATCGCCCCATAAGGCACGACTAAGTCCTCCGCTGGAACAAATACAGATACTTGTCTATCCAGATGTGGATCGAAATATACTTTTTTAAAAGCATTACCTGACATACCTAATCCCCAAAGCATACGTTCATGCTCAGGTCTAAACTCGTCCATTACATCAGTTAACTGATAGTTCATATCATCTTGAACACGAGCTGCTGAATCTTTTTTATCTTGCGTTTCTTTGCCTATAATCTGAGTTCGTACAGGACCCGCTGCTGGAAAAGAGGACATCATCGTTTCAGCTTGAAACTTAACAATTGCTTCAGATAAAAGTGGATGATACACACCACAAGCACCTTCCCAAGGTTCCGATCTTTCCTCGATCTTCATACCCAACAGTTCTATGCCGTCAGTATATGTCGTTATCCAATCTTTTCTTGAAGCAATATCATCATCAAAATCAGCGAGCAGCTCTCCTGCCAGCATTTGAAGTTCGGAATCACTTAGATATTCAGCCAAGTT